TGGTAGGTATGGAGATAAGGCAGGTACACGAAATAGCAGCCGTTGATCCGAATAATAATGCCGTGAAGGCTGCTGATTTATTTACAAAATGGCTTAAAGGCGTAGGTTATAAAGATGTTGTATTTGTTTACGGTGACCCATCTGCATCATCAAAATCTACAATAGATGCAAATAATGCATCCTTTTTTACAAAGTTCATCATGCAGGTAGAATCTGCAGGTTATAAGGTAAGAAATAAAGTAGGACGGTCAGCACCGGAGGTTGCATTAAGTGCAGCCTTCATCAATGAAATCTATGAAAAAAATATATTCGGGTACTCAATTGTTATCAGCAATAAATGTGCAATATCAATAGAGGACTACTATTCAGTTAAAGAGGATAAAGATGGTAAGATGAAAAAGGATAAAGTAAAGGATGTATCAACCGGAATAACTTATGAGCGCCACGGCCATTTTTCAGATGCTAAAAGGTATTTCATAATTGAGTTGCTGAATGAAGAATATAGAAAATATAAATCCGGCGAAGGCTCATCACTTGCCGGGTTAAGGGGATTATTTTAAAATGTAAAATTAAATATCATGTTAATAACAGACTTGCAGCCAATACTTGATTCAAACGATCAAACAAGGCTGAAATCATTGTTTGAAAAACATTGCTGGCTGAATGATCTACAGCATGCAATAAAACAGATCAACCCACATACGCATAGCGTAATGGACCCAACAATCCGGCGGGATAAAGTTATAAACAATGAGGCAGGTGAAACAATAGGTACGGTAAAGGTTTGCAGGTTGCCGCTGCCTATCCAGAAAAAGATTGTTAAGACGCACGCCATGTTCCTTGGTTCACCTGATTTGATCAGCACTCCAAAAGGAGCTGTTGAGGAAAAGATGGATGTAGGCATACGGAAAATTTGGACAGACAATAAGATAAATTACAAGTTTAAGGAACTGGTAAAAAATGCTTTAAGCTACCGGGAATCAGCCATTATATTTTTCAGTCAGCTGGCAGCGGATGGCGATTGGGCAGGGACCGATATTAAAAGTGAATTTAAAGTTAGGGCAAAGCTGGTAGGTCCGCATTGCGGGGATATTCTTTATCCGCTATACGATGACTATGGCGATATGATTGCATTTGCCAGGTATTACAAATTAAAGTCTGTTGATGGAAAAGAATACGAGTGTTTTGATATTGAAACAGCAACAAAAATCTACAAATCAAATAACGAGGCCGGTGCATGGGATACCACCGAGGAAGCAAACCAATTTGGTAAAATAAGGATCATTTATTTCAGGGCAAGGCTGGCATGGGAGGACGTCCAGCCATTGATTGAACGGTTAGAGGTATTAGGGAGCAAACACGGCGATACTAATGACTATAACGGCATGCCTATACTGGTAGGCTCAGGAAAGATACTAAGCATGTCTGGCAAGGAGGAAAGCGGTAAGGTGGTAGAGCTTGACCCCGGCGCTACTTTAAGTTACCTGACCAATAATGCCCCCCCTGAATCAGTTAAAATGGAACTGGAAAGGTTGGAAAAAGCTATCTACTCATTGACGAGCTGCCCTGATATTTCACTGGAAAACTTAAAAACGCTGGGTTATTTCAGCCAGGCTGCGTTTAAAGCGCTGTTCATGGATGCCCACATGAACGCTGCTGACAATGAACAGATATTTGGAGAGGGGGCACAAAGGATGCTGAATTTATTAAAGGCCATGCTGTCGGTAATGGATGGCACGCTAAAGCCAGCGGCTACCATGCAGATCACACCAAAGTTCACCTACTTCTTACCGGAAAACTTTACAGAGGATATTTCAAATATCAAGGCTGCCAAAGATGCCGGCATATTAAGCGTTGAATCAGCCATTAAATTAAACCCACTGGTAAGTGATAATGAGGCAGAGATAGTAGCAATAAATACACAAGGTACATCAGCATCTGAAGATTCAACAGTAGCTAAGACATTAAAGGCATTGAATGGGTTAAGCCCACTTGTTGCTAATAAGGTACTTGAGAGTTTGACAGAGGATGAAGTAAGGGCTTTGGTATTATTAGGTAAAAAGCCTACAGAAACGCCACCACCTGCGCCACCAATGTAGTTTTTGTTTGTGAACATATAGATTTTGTTTACCCACCTGTTTCTAAAGGTGGGTTTTATTTTATGTACTTAAAATATTTCTTTGGTAATTAAAATAATTATTACATTTACACAGTATTTGAAACATAAATAGTTTCCATACGTCAAAATTGATTTCTACAGCTTATAGAAAAACATTGTTTTTCCATCAATCACCTGCAAGCCTGCACGGTGATATTCCCATTTTAACTAACGTAGTAAACGGTGCAACTCATGCAGGTGCAACGGCATTGCTATGTATTAATAAAAATCAATTTTAATATCAGATGAAAGAAAAAATTATCGCAGCGTTCAAAGCAAAGTATCCCGGAGTTGCCCTTTCAAAACCAAGACTTAACGCCATTGCGGTAAGGATTGAAACAAAGGTGATCGACGATGAAACTAAAATAGACGCAGCACTGGCAGCAATGGACGATGCTTATCCTTTTACGGAAATCGCAAAAGAAGATGATAAGGTAAGGACATTGGAAGCTAAACTTAAACCTGTACCACCGGCTGAAACGCCAGCCCAAAAAGCAGCAAGAGATGCAGCCGAGGACACCGATAAAGATACTCCAGCCTGGGCAAAAGCATTAATTGAGCAAAATAAAACATTAGCTCAGGACCTGGCTGCTATCAAAGGTGAAAAGATTGCTAACACATTCAAGGCTAAGGCAACCGAGTTGCTGAAAGATGTACCAGCAGCATTTTGGGGTAAGCGCCCAATTCCTGAAAAAGATGAGGATTTAGAAGCGTTTGTTACTGATGTAACAACTGACTACACCACATTCAAGCAGGAAATGACAAACCAGGGGTTAAGTGTTTTATCTGCACCAAGGACAGGCGGCACAGGAGGGGATCAGGCAAAAGCCATTTCATCTGACATCAAAGCATTTGCTGAAAAGCAGGCTGCAGCTTCAAAAGCTGCAGCTACAACGTAACAACATTAATTTATTTAAAATCATTTTATCATGATCGCATTAACAAGGGAAACAGGCGGGAGTTCAATTCCAATTTGGCAGGGTACTGATGACGATATCCAGTTAGCACAGGGCGGCTTCTACCTTGCTGCAACCGGATTGCCCGCCGGTACGATTATTCCTGCCGGCACAGGATTCGTATTTGACGAGGCAACAAGAGTTGCAACCATGTGGGGAGGCGCTGTACTGTATGCGGATGCAGGCAATACAGATGTTACCTACCAGGTAAAAAAGGGCCACACGCTTATTGTAGGTAAATATCTGGCTGCTGTATCAGGTGGTAAGGCTTATGCCATCACAGCTATCGATACAAGCAACGCTGCTTACGATGTGTTGACTGTAGGCACAACATTGGGCGCTGCATTAACAGCAGGTGCAAACCTTTTTGCTTCAACCGCTACCGGCGCAAGTGCTGCGGCACATGCAGCAATAAATGGTTTGCTATACGATGATAAGTTGGCTACAGTAGGCCAGGACGTATCACTGGTTATCCGTGGCACCGTGTATGCAAGGCGTATTCCTTACGCTTATAGCACCGCATTTGCCGCTTTAACCGGATTGAAAAACATCATTTTCTCACAATCTAAATAACTGTAAAAGATGATAATCCCTTCATATTTTCAGACGTTATCCGAAAGTCAGAATTTACAGTTCCTTTTGGATTCCGCTCAATTAAATCTTGAGCAACAGTCTATTTGGAGAAACTGGCTTAATGTCGGTATTCCCCAAATGTCTTTAAACTTTGATTCAGCAATAGGCCGTGACAGGATCGCCGCCGCTGCATCTATCGTAAGCGCTGATTCGCCAGCACCATTACGTAGCCGCCCGAAACTTGAATTGTACAAAGGTAAAATACCTGCCATTAAGGAGAAATTCAGAATGAGCCAAGATGATATGCGTAACCTTGAGGTTTTGCGTGCATTGCCTTTGAATGGTGGTAATAACACTGCCTTGATTCAGTTCCTTAACAGTGACTTACAGCACGCAGCTGTATCAGGCGATAAAAGAATTGACCTGATGCTGTTACAGGCAGTATCAACACTTCACATCGATGTAAACCTTACCAACAACCCTGATGGCGTTGTTTATGGTGATATTGATTTGCTGGCTGATGCAAATACTCAGCTGCAGGGTGTTCCCATTGTATGGAGTTCAGCATCTACTGCAAAGCCAATTACAGATATTGAGAATTTCCTGCAAAAGAACTGGAATAGCAGGGGCCGCCAGTTCGGCAAAATCCTGATGTCTTATGAATTGTGGAACGTTTTCAGGGCCACTACACAGGTTACTGATATGCTGAAATCATTCTTTAACATCGGCAAGACAAATGGCACATTTGCCAATACTCTTTCCAATGTGAATGACATGTTCACAGCGAACGGATGGCCTATAATTGAGGTTATAAACCACGTTACAAATGTTGAAGTTGATGGTGTACCAACTTACATTAAGCCTTTCAACAGCAATAACGTTGCGTTTGTACCAGCCGGAAAGATCGGAACATTGTTCAATGCAGTATCAATGGAAGAAATTCACAGGGTTGCTGATAAGAGCTATGCTAAGTTCGGTCCTACATTGGTAAGTAAATGGGCTGAATCAGACCCATTGGTTGAATTTACCGGAATGGAAATGAACGCATTCCCATCAATCAATGTAGATGGTGTGTATGTATTGAAAACAGAAACAGTACAGGCAAGCTACAACTAATGACCAACAGGGAATACATAGAGGCACAATTAGGCTTCACGGTATCAAATGGCAATATCGTTGAGGCTGCATTGATAGATGCAGGTGCTACAGGTAGCGATACCTATACAAATGCTTCTATGATTTCACTAAAAACGGCAGCAATATCGGTGTTGTACTCTATCCTGAGTACGCCCGATGTTGCCACTGGTCAAGGTGAAACGGCAAATAGTATTAAGTATGACCGTGCTGCTGTTTTAAAGCGAATCGGTATATTAGAAGCAGAAACAAGCGGAGTTATAATGCCAACAATTAAATCGGTAAGCAGATGGTAAAACCATTTCTCCCTGATATTATTGAAGGGATAGTGAGCCGTGTAAATGCTTCTTTCTCTACAAGGTCAACAGATCCATTTGATGTGTTCTTTGATAAAGGTCTTTTACCGCAGGTTATCCGAAGCGTGAATAAAGCTCCTGGCAATTTTCCCTTGGTTTGGTTAGTGTACAAGTTCAATGAAGATTTTGGCAGGATTATCAGCATAGAAGAAGAAGTTTCTTTTCAGCTGGTAATTGCTATGCCAACAGATAATAAGTACACACAGCAGCAAAGGGATGATATAACTTTTAAGCCGAGGCTATTGCCTATTTACGAGCAACTATTATTTGAGATGAAAAGGGAAATGTGGTTTACGCATCAACCTGGACAAATTAAGCATAGCAGGCAGATAGCTCCTTTCTGGACAATGGGAACTACCAACGATGTTGGCAATTTATTTTGGGCTGGACAACCGAATGGGAAGTTTGCTGATGCAATTTTCTTGACGTTTGAGGGGCTTAAAGTAAAACGCAGGCCATGCGCTACAAGCGGCGGCTACCCTGTGCCAGATGTTAGTACTTATCCGATCAGCCAAACAGGTTTAACATTCTTTGATGACATTGAGCTAATTGTCGATGGCGGCCAAGGTAGCGATCCTGTTTCGGGTCAATCATCGGTAGTTATTCCAGAGTTAATAGGGAAGGATTACGAGGTTGTTCAAAGGGCAACAGGGCAGCTTAGAAGGGTAAGGGATGTAGAGGTAATTCAAGACACAATAAATGGCGGCTTTTCACTTACCAATGGGTTTAAGTTTTCTACAGGGGATACTTATTTCATTAAGATAAGGCCCATGTACTTGACGTAAAATAATTTTCTAAAACATTTAAATTTTAAAACTATGCCTTATTCATTATGTGGTTCTTCAGTTGCAAACTTAGGAGAACAGCAGTGTGACAAATCAAGGGGCGTTATAAAGAAACTTTTCATCTTTAATGGTTCGATAGCTGCTGCAGATTATGCAGATCCTGCTTCATTCCTTGCAAAGATGGTCGAGTATTCTAAACTCCCAAAGAGTTCTGCTAACAAGGTTTTTGTATTGAATGAAATACAGGACATCGCAGACAATGCAGAAGCAGATAAAGAAGGTTCATTGAACCAGGGCTTTAAGGCCACGCTGGTAGAAGGGAAGCCAGGTTACAAGATCAAAACCTTTGGTGGCTCAGATCTTACCAAGCGCCTGCGTATGTGGAACAACCAGAACATTAAGATCATCGAATATGATGCCAATGGTGTTTTCTGGGTAGTTGAAAAAAGTTCCCGTGCTTATGGCTTTTCTGCTAAAATATTTTCAAAAGGTAACAAGGCGGCAACCGGGCAAAATGTTGAAGAAGGCGTTATCGATACTACTGTTGGATTCCTTTCAACATCCGAGTATTACGACAATGCCAA